AGATTTTGGTAACACTAGCTTGTGCTAAAGCACTAAGTAAGAAAAGTGGTTATCATAATTTTATAGATGATATTGGAAAGGGATGTGTTGGTTATTGGACAGGTGCAACACTATTGACAGGAATACCACCAATTATACCATCAATTGGTGCAATACAAAATATAACATCAACCGCTGCCTTTACTTTAAACCCTGGTACTTGGACACCGGTCGGCCCACTAATACCTACTACTGATATTAATATGTTTTTGGATAGATTGATAATGGCAATGCAAATGCATCTTACAACAGTTAGTGGATTATACATAACAATATCAATGTATCCAGGATTCCCACTTATACCACCTGCACCTGGTATCTTAACTTGGACGGGATTTACAATACCATAAAATTGATAATAATATATTTATATTAAGATAAACTAAATTAAATAAAATGGATTCAAAACAATTAGTAAAAGTTATCAAAACCATTGTTGAGGCAGAAGTTGCTAAAAAACATGAGAGGTTTCTTACTAAAACCTTTCCAAAGATATTGGAAGAGGAAGTTAAGAAACGATTAGCAGAGGAGAAGGGAGGTGTAGTCAGCGTTCCCTCTACGCAAGTTCCACAGTTAGTGAATGAGGTAGACCCATTTGAACAGGCAGAACTTGCATTACAGGAACAAAGACAAGCACCAAAAAAACAATTTACTAAAAATTCTGTTTTAAATGAAGTATTGAATAATACAAAACCATTTACAAAAGAACAGAGACAAGGTGGAGCTGGTGGTACTAAATCTGTATTAGATAAGTTACCCCAACAACCTATCCAAGAAAGTATGGATAAAACAGTTACCTTTACAGAACAAGGTGCTGGTGCTGGAGTGGAAGGTATGAGAGCAAATATGGCTGCACAAATGGGTTATGGTAGTGTAAACCAAGGTAGTGTTAGTAAAACAGGCCTTGGAGTAAAAACAGGATTACCTGGTTTAGATAGAATTTTAAACAGAGATAATTCCGAACTTGTAAAAAAGTTTAAGAGATAATGGTAAGTGGATTGATTATAGTGGTAATGGGAATTATTTTAATAATCACTATAATCCAAAACTTATTTAAATAGGAGAAATGATATGGCATATGTAATCGGTAGAAAGGTACTGAAAGATACAGAAGATTTTGATTCTTTTGCATATGGTATTACATTGCCTATAAAGAATGGTGAAACTGGATTTTTTGAACAAGCATTTACTTCTTATGAACAAGCTAAATCAAATTTAAAGAATCTTTTACTTACTAAAAAAGGTGAGAGAATAATGCAACCAAACTTCGGAACAGGATTACAATCTTTATTATTTGAACAGATTGATGATACTTTTGAACAAAAGATACAAGAAACAATAACCAAAAATGTTAATTATTGGTTACCATATATTTCTATTAAAAATATTGATGTAGAAATGACAAACGAATTGAAAGACCAAAATAGGGTAAACTTAAGTTTAGAGTTTACTGTTGGTAATCAAATTGATTTACAAGAATTAACATTTACAGTACAAGGAACAAATTAAGATGGCATTAAATTCAGCAAACTTTAAAAGTAATAACGGAAGAAATATAAAATATCTTGCTAAAGATTTCTCTCAATTTAGAGGAAACTTAATTGAGTACGCTAAAACATATTTCCCAAAAAGTTATTCTGATTTTAATGAAACATCACCAGGTATGATGTTCATAGAAATGGCTTCGTATGTTGGTGATATTCTTTCTTACTATACAGATGATTCTTTAAAAGAATCTTTAATGTTATATGCAGAAGATAAAGAAAATGTTATAGCATTAGCACAATACTTAGGATATAAACCGAAAACAACTTCACCCGCTTTATGTGAAGTAACTGTTTATCAGTTAGTACCATCTACTGGAACAGGAGAAGAAAACAGACCCGATTCTGATTTTTACTTAAGAATAAAAGAAGGTATGGTAATCGAATCTTCCAAAACAAGTACTCAATTTAGAACAAGTGAGTTGGTAGATTTTAATGATGAAACTGATAGAGAGATTACAATATATGAAAGAGATTCTGGTGGTGAACCTACTCAATATCTTATAAAGAAAAAAGTAAATGCATTATCTGCAGAGTTAAGAGAAGTATCTTTTAATTTTGGTAGTACACCAAATAACTTTTCAAAATTAGAAATAGCAGATACAAATGTAATTGATATTTACGATGTAAGAGATTCAAATGGTAATAAGTGGTATCAAGTACCTTACCTTGCACAAGAAATGGTATATGTTGATTATCCTATATCAGAACAAAAAGATAAAGACCTTTCACAATTTAAAGATTCAGTATCAAATGTTTTACAATTAGTTAAAACATCGAGAAGATTCACTACAAAAGTAAATGGTGATAATACAACAACAATAGTATTTGGTGGAGGTACTTCAACTAATGATGAAACACTAATTCCTAATTTTAAAAATGTAGGATTGGGGTTAAACTCATCTATTGATAGATTGGGTTCTTCATTTGACCCATCAAACTTTTTAAAAACAAAAACATATGGACAGGCACCGACTGGAGAATTTACTGTTTCATATTTAATTGGTGGTGGAGTAGAATCAAATGTTGGTAAGGGTGAACTTACAACTATTCAAAGAATAGAATTTGATGATGATGTAAAAACATTTGTAGGAGATGATTTAACTTTATATAACAGAATGAAATCTTCTGTTGCGGTTGATAATGAAATGCCAGCAACTGGTGGTAGAGGTTCTGAAACTATCGATGAGATTAGAGAAAACTCACTTGCAAACTTCGGTTCACAAAATAGAGCAGTAACAAGAAAAGATTATGTTGTAAGAGCACTTTCATTACCTCCAAAGTTTGGTGGTGTTGCTAAAGCTTATTGTGCACCAGATGGTGAGTTAGATAATAATTCACCAAGTTCAATATTAAATAATCCTGATTCTCTTGAAGAATTTGCAGGATTGGTACAATCATTAAAAGAATCAAACTCAACTGAACAAGAAATAAAAGATGAGGTTAGAACATTCTTATCTGGTAAGAAAAATAATATTAATGAAAAGAATAATCCATTTGCTATTAACTTATATGTTCTTGGATATAATTCAAGTAAGTATCTAACATCTTTAAACAGAGCTGTAAAAGAAAACTTGAAAACATACTTAAGTGAATATAGATTACTAACAGATGGTATAAACTTAATTGATGGATTTGTTATCAACATAGGATTGGATTTTGAAATAAGAGTTTATGGTGGATATAATAAAAGAGAAGTTTTAACAAAATGTATCAATGGATTAAAAGAATATTTTAATATAGATAATTGGACATTCAATATGCCTATTAACATTTCAGAAGTTGAAATCTTAATAGCAAATGTAGAAGGAGTTCAATCAGTACCTAAATGTGAAATTATTAATAAATGTTTAGGACAGTACTCTGAACATTCGTATGATATACAAGGAGCAACAAAAGGTAAGATGGTGTATCCATCATTAGACCCTTCTGTTTTCGAAGTTAAATTTCCTAACAAGGATATAAAAGGGAGGGTTGTATAATGTATTACTTTTTAACAGCATCAAAAGATTCAACAATCTATTTACAACAACCAACACAGAATACAGGTTTAGATGAAATATTAGAAGTATCTAAAACTTACTATGGTAGTTTGAAAGATATTGCTCATAGTTTAATTAAGTTTGAAACTACTCCACTTTCTCAATCAATATCAAGTGGTGAGGTAACAATGACTTCAGCTGAATTAATTCTTCGTGAATGTGAAACATCAGAAATACCAGTTGATTACACGATATATGCATATGCAGTAACACAATCGTGGGATATGGGAATTGGAACAAGGTTTGATGAAATATCTACTGATGGTGTATCTTGGAACTCGGTAAGAACAGGACAGAATTGGTTATCACTTAATAATCATTCATCTGATACAACTGGTTCTTTCAATGGTAAAGGAGGAACATGGTTCACAGGTTCATATTCAACACAATCTTTTTCATATGAATCAGCTGATATCGAAATGGATATCAAAGGTACTATGGATGAGTGGGTTGGTGGAACATTACCAAATGAAGGATTTATATTAAAGTACACATCATCTTTAGAAAATGATACTGAAGATTATGGTCAATTAAAGTTCTTTTCAAAAGAAACAAATACAATATACCAACCTAAAGTTAGAATTGGTTGGGATGATTCATCTTTCTCTACTGGTTCTTTAACAGAATTAACTTCGGATGATATCATAGTAACATTTAAAAGATTGAAGAGTAGATATAAACTAGCAAGTAAACCTACGATTAGAGTTTATGGAAGAGAAAAATATCCTCTTAAAACATACACCAATACATTTTCTTATCAAGATGTAAAATATTTACCATCAACAACACATTATCAAATTAGAGATGTTGTAACAGATGAGATAATTGTACCATTCTCAAACTTTACAAAAGTAAGTTGTGATTCGAGTGGTAACTACTTTAAATTAAATTTAACAAATTGGGAATATAATAGAGATTATTATATTGAAATAAAAGTAAATAGAAGTGGTGTTATAGAATATTTTAAAGATAAAGATTTAACATTTACAGTAGAGAAATAACATGAGTTTACGAGATAAGTTTAGAATAGATGAACTTGTTAAAAAGGGTTCAAAGGCTATTAAGAGAGATTCCTCTGATAAAATTCGTGTGCTCAAAAAAGATGGTAAGGAAGTAAAACCAAGTCAAATAAAATTAAAACCATCAAAACCATATGGTCAAGAACCAATTAGAGGTAAGATTAAAGAACCTAAATTAAAAAGTGATTTAATAGAACCAATTGAAGAAGAAAACATTGAACAAACTTCTTTTAGTGGAGAAACTTCTTCTACACTTGAAAGACCTTATTATAATGAAGAAGAATTAAAAAAGGCTGTTGATATTGAAGTTGATGAGTTAATCAAAGAAGAAAAACCATCAAAAGGTAGATATATTAAATATGATAAGTATGAGACAAAGTTAGATGAGATACAAAATCTTAACGAACAAATTCGTAGACTTGAACTAACAAACGCTGAATACTTAAGAGATATAGCAACTTTAGAAACTAATGTAAATAGTTTAGAAAGTGAAGTTCGTTCAGCACAAGAACAATTAAGAACCTCTCAGGCAGAATTTGAAGCTTTAAAAAATAGATTTGAAGTTCTATTAGCAGACTTTCAAAATGCTGTTTTAAAAGGAACTAAGGAAGGTATAGAAAGAGTATCTATGACTGCTCAAGTAAGAGGATTGGGTGCACAAAAGGAAACACTTGCATCTCAATTAGAATCAGAAAAACAAATTGTAAAATCTTTACAAGGTGCAAATGAAACACTACAAGCAACTATTGAATCTAACAGAGCAATTGCAGAACAACAAATAAAGGCAGCTAATCAACAAGTTCAGGCAGCTCAGGCAACAGCATCATCTGCTGCAAATTCTAAAAAGAAAAAGATTATTTGTGTAGAATTATACAATCAAGGATATATACCTTATGAAATATATAAGGCCGATGAGGATTGGGGTGATATGATGTTTATCAAAGACCCACGATTAGTAGTTGGTTATATGATGTGGTCAAGACCAATTGTTGAATGGATGAAGAAAAATCCAAATCATATTTTAATTGATATGTTTTATCATGGTCTTTCTAAATATTGGTGTGCATGGATGGCAGACCAAATGGGAGTTAAGGTAAATCAAAAACGAATTTGGATTGGTAAATTGATACATACTATATTTGGAAATGGATTTAGTAAGTTTGTATATGATAACTTTGGTGGAGAACGAAGATATAAGGTATTAAAATATTTGGAAGCAAGAAATGGCAATTAAGGGATTCAAAGACATAATAGAAAGAAGAGGATATAAGGTTGAATCTGAAGATAGAAAAATCTTCGAGAAAGAAATCGGTAAATCTTACTTTGGTCTTGGTAATGCAGATATGATTGAATTCATATTATTTGATGCATCAGAGAATCAATTGCCTCAAGGTGAAGATGGTAAATTAGTAAGATATATAAGTTTAGATGAAAAAAATATATCAGAGTACTTTATAATTTCTGAAAATAACTTTACTAAAAAACTAAATGGAGCCTCAGAATTTATAGTTGATATTGAAAAACTAATTAGAGAGGCTGGGTACTCAAGTGGAATATTTAAAACTCAAGTAACCTTACTTAACAGAAGAGCTGGTAAAGAAAATAGTGATACTGATAAACTTTGGATTCATGAGATATCACCGAGTAGAACAGAAATAAGAGTATTACCGATTAAGAATTCAAACAATCCAAATCTTGATTTAGAAAAAAGATATGAAACCTTTACTGAAGAAAAACAGTTTAGAGATGATACTATATATTATGCTAAACAATATATTCAAAATATTACAACAAAAAAGGTTTTAGATTTCTTTTCAAGAATAAAAGGTAAACAAAAGGATACTGAAATATACCATGGATTGATAAGAAAAGAATTTAAAATAGATAGTGTAGAACTTCTTATCAATAGAATTAGAGAAAAGTTTATTGAATCGATAGAATATTTTATTGATGATAGACAGTGGAATATATTTGATTTAAATTATGGTAAACCCACAAATCAATTAGATGTGATTCAATTATCAATAGATGATATTAATCTTGTAATTGAACAATCACTTGGAAATGTAATTGAATTTTATTTACCAAAAAGAAATATACAAGAACAAAACGAATTAACACCAGAACAACAAGTAACTTTTGATGAGGTAAAACAGATATTAAAATCATCTGTTTCTGATAACATATATAAATCAACTGAACCAAATAAAGTTGATGCTGTTATTAGAGGGTGTATGGATAGAAATGCATTAAACTACAATCCAAAAGCAAGAGAAGATAATGGTACTTGTAAATATCCTGAAGAGGTAGAAGAAATTGAAGTAGCGGGATGTACAGATTCATCGGCATTAAATTACAATCCACAGGCTACTAAAGATGATGGTAGTTGTGAATATAAAAATGTAAATCCAACTAAAACAGCTAAATACTATGTTTGGTCATCAACGGCAGAAATGAAATGGAAAATAAATGGTCAACCAGGTGGAAGTAAGAGTGGAATTGAATTCGATTCATTTAACATCACACATGATGTTGGTTCATTTAAATTTAAAGGTGATGTAAGAGAAGTTCCTAAGATACGAGTTCCAAAACCAATAATGGCTAGTTTTAAAATAACGAATCAAAGTAGAAGTAAAGTATTACAACCACCTGCTGTATTTATGAATAGATATCCTGGTGATGAGTATCGAGGTACTGGATTTGGTAATAGAGATAGTTTTGGAAGAGGACCATATGATGAAATCAGATATGGAGAGAGATATTATGATGAAAGACCATTTCCTATATATAGAGGCAATCCATTAACATTTAAGTATAAGGATGCACTTGGTAATATTAAAACAAGTGGTGTAATTCAACCAGGTGGAACTACAACAATATGTGCTCAAGTTAATAGTTTAGTTTTACCAAATGGTTTGATATCAACTGGACTTGGTTCATGTAGTGTTACACCAACACCAGCACCAACTCCAAATATAATTCCTATCGCATCAACACCACGAGGTGGTGGAGGTGGAGGAGGAGGAGGTTCTTTCGAATTCATTCGAAACGAATTTGATGGACCTGAATCAGTAGATGCTAGATATGGTGGGGCTAATAGACCAGCAGAACTTACAAGGAATATAAGATAATGGCTAGAAGAAGAGAATTTGGAATATACGATGAAAATTTCAATGATGGATTCAATGATGGATTCGACAATGGAATAGACCGTGGTAGGCAAGATGTCCTTCTCGAAGATATCAGATTTAACGGAGGTGGAGGAGGAAGTATCTCACGAGGTGGGGGTGGTAGTACAGTAATACAAGGATGTACTGACCCAAAGGCCAAAAATTATAATAGAAATGCAACACGAGATAATGGAAGTTGTGTTTATAATCCACCGCCACTACCTGTTGTTAAAGAAAAAAGTAGAACTGTTTTACTAAACATTAAAGTAGATGGTGGTAAATCTTCTTCTGTATTAGTAGATGGTAAGGCGATAACTTCAAAGAAAAGAGGAGTTCTTCAATTTACTGAAAAAGAATTATTATCACCAAAAACTATAACTGTTTTAGGTGGAGATAAATCACAGGCCAAAGAAACATATAGAGTTAGTGCTATACAAAAAACAAACTCAAAAACAATAAAACCTGTAATTCCAAAAGATTTTGATAATGACCAAGTTCTTGCGGATTTCCAAGATAGAATAAAATTCAGTAAGGATGTAGGATTCAGACCAAACTTTCCTATGGGAAATATCTTTGGTGGTAGTAATCGAAGAAACCCACTATTTGGTTTAGGTGGATTTGGAAATACTAAAATTCCACAAATAGATTACAATAGAGGTACTGTAAGACCTACTCTTGGTATAGCACCATTTATTCCAGCACCAACATTTGTAAAACCTGCATTAAGTTTTGGAAGTTTTGAATTCAAATACTATGAAGTTAAAATTGAAAAGAAATTTGAAGATGGTGAATTTAAGATAGTTAAATTAAACAGTAGTGATTTAAAACCTACATTACTAAGAGGTACTTTACCTAAAAAGGCATTATCATATGATTTATTTTTTACTATTGAACAAAGAAATCCTCTTCCAATAGTAAGTTCATTTGATGTTTCTATTAGTGCAAATGTTAGTTCTGATGATATAATATTTTATCAAACAAGTGAAGGTGATGAAGGATATATTACAGATGGTAAATTAAATTTATCTTATAATAAACAAGGAAAAAAACCAACTTGTTATGTTAAGTTTAGTGGAGTTGGTATTAGTGATTATACTCATACAGTTAATTATACATTCAACAGTTCTTCTCAACCTAAAAACGAATCGAGAAATGGTCTTGATACTACGATAAATCTAGCACCAGGTAAAAATAATATACAAGTTAGTGCTGTAAAGAAATCAGTAGTTCCATCCCCAACTACTCCTGTAATAAAAGTTGATAATAGAAATTTAGTTTTTAACATAGCTAATTCCAAATCAATAAACATATCCTATGGAACAGAATATGCTGATAAAGTAATTTACACATTAGGTAAAACAGTAAGAGAAATAAAACCAAGTGGTGTAATTAGTTTAACTAATTCTGATTTTCCAAATGGAGTGGGTAGATATATTTTATATCTCCAACCTGTATCCAAAAGGGGTGGTAGTGGTGAAAACCAAAAAGTAGTAATAACAGTAGAAAGTAGAGCTTATTTACCTGGTCCTGATATTACACATATTAACTTCCCACAAAATATTAAAGGAGCTGATTTTAAAGAATACAATGTAGATTTTGATATTTCTTGGCAATCAATAAATACAAACTACATTCACATATATGTTGATAAAGTATCAGATAAGAACTTTCTTGCTAAAGTTTCTCCACAAGGAGATGCAAGTTTTAATGTTGCTGATATCGTACAAAAAATAGGAGCTGGTTTAGTTCAAGATAGAGATAAATCAGTTTTCAAATTATTATTTATTCCTTACAATGAAGAAGGAGATGAATTAACACCTGGTAAAACAGAAGAGGCAACTATAACATTTGATAAGGGAGATTTAAGATTAAGAAGAGCAAATGTTATAAATGATATAAAGAATGCTTTTATATCTAATGCAGATGAATCTGGTTTTGAAGATTTCATCTCACCATTATTAACTCACTATCTTCATATCGGAGATGGAAGTAATAAGTTAATTGGTACATGGGGAATTGATGATAAAACTTTTTCTGAAAAATATGTTGATGAAGAAACAAATGAAACGAAATATAGAAATATTGAAAAATCACTTGTTTTAAAATTATATGAACCATTACCATCTGATGTAAACACAAACGATAAACTATGGATATCTAAGGTACATTCTATACCTTTAATAGACCAAATAACTATATTAGATGATGTAACTAAACATTGTGTTCCATTAACACCAAACTTTGGATTAGATGTTGGTGATGATATTGGATATCAAATACTTGATGATTTAATAGCAAGTGGTTCAACCTCATCAACTGAAGTAGTTGGACAGTTTGTTTCATCAAGTGAATTTTCTTTAGAAAATTTAGATATTAATTATGTTGATACAACAAAAATAGTTAGTGGTAGTATTTTAGTTGATACTACATATGATTACAATTGGAAAGATTTTGTTAAGTATTCTTCAGCTGAAGAAAGAGTACACAACTTTTATTATAAAATAAAATTAATAAATCAATATGAATCAAGATATGATTTATTAACAAGTGGTTCTGAATGGACTGGTTCTGTATCGGTTAGAAATGAAGCAAAACTACAACAAGAAAAAGTAAACGATTTAAAGAAAGGATTTGATTCATTTGAACAATTCTTATTTACATCCTCATCAGCTGATACTCTAACTTATCCTAAAACAGATAATACTGGTAGTATAATAAATGCATTAAGTTCTTCTGCAGTATCTTGGTACAATGGTGCTGTTGAATCTGCGAGAATATTTGATGATAATAATACTTCTCGATTCACATACAACTTACCACATCATATTCAAAACGATGACAAAGGACAAGAGTTTGTTTTATTCTTTGATATGATTGGTCAACACTATGATATTATTTGGACACATATTAAAGGATTCTCTCAATCTAAAAAATTAGAACACAAGTATCAAGATGGTATAACAAATGATTTAGTTTACCATATGTTAGAATCTCTTGGATGGGATGCTGATATGGGTGTTCAATCACAACTACTTTGGGAATATGCATTTGGTAAACACTCCGATGGTAGTATTGTATCTGAGATGAGTGGTAAAGATAGACAGAGTGAAGTTTGGAGAAGAATACTAAATAACTTACCATATCTGTATAAAAACAAAGGTACTAAACGAGCACTACATGCTGCTATGTCTTGTTATGGAGTTCCTGCTTCATTATTAACTGTAATGGAATTTGGAGGACCTAAAGACCCAACAAGTTCAGGTACAACTAAATTTACATTTGAAGATAGAACGGCATCTATAAACATAAGTGGTAGTCAAAGTATAGATATCCCATGGAAACAATATAGTGGAACTTCGGAACATCCAAATTCAGTAGAGATACGATTAAACACCGAACATAAACAAGACCAACAAATAATAAGTGGTAGTAATTGGAGTTTAAATTTATTAACTGATACTGGTTCTCATGCTAGAGTGGAGTTAGTAGTTGGTTCACAATCATCTTCAACAGACCCAATGCCTATTTACAATGATGAATACACACAAATAGTTGTTAATAGAACAACAGGTAGTTCAGATGTATTTGATGTATTTGTAAAAGAAGGATTCCAAGAAAGAATAAGAAATGAAGTATCTGCATCACTAACAACATCAGAAAAAGGTTGGACAAGTGGTTCTTATATTTCTATTGGTGGTAGTAATATATTAAGTTCAGTAGATGAGTTTAGATTATGGACAACTGCATTATCACAATCTAAAATAGAAAACCATACTTTGTTACCAGATGCAATAGATGGTAATCATGTTTCTTCATCAACAGAAGATTTGATATTCAGATTAGATTTTGAATATCCTAAAAACAGAACTGACGTTGCAAGTGGAGGTGACCCATTCATTAAGAATGTTTCTATAAATCGTTCATATAATGAATCATATGTAACTGCTTCTAACTTCGATAACATTAGTTCATATCCATATCATTATACACCATATGATAGAACAGTAACCGCTGATGTTCCATCAAGTGGATTTAATGTTGGTAATAAGTTAAGATTTGAAACTCAAACAAAAATATCAAATCTATCATATAGACAAAGAGCAACAAGAAAATCATATGACCAATCACCGATTGATTCAGATAGATTAGGATTATTCTTTTCACCAATAAAAGAGATTAATATGGATATTATAAAATCTCTTGGTGAGTTCAGTATAGATAACTACATTGGTAATCCACAAGATGAATACTCGGATGAATACTCAGAATTAAGACAATTAAGAAATTACTACTTTGATAGATTCAATTTAAATCTATATGAGTATATTCAACTTGTAAGATATATTGATAAATCATTATTCGAAACATTAGAATCACTTGTACCTGCAAGAGCAAAAGTATCAAGTGGATTATTAATTGAACCACATATACTTGAAAGAAATAAAACTAAATGGAATAGACCACAAGGTGAAAATAAACAATATGAAAGTATAATTGATGTTGAAGAAGATATATCATTAAATTCAACCAATCCACAATATACAATGAGTTTGGATGTTGAAAATGTTGTATCATTAGAATCTGATAATATTCAATATGAATCATTAATTACTGCAGAATCTGATATTAACTTAGATAGTGAAATAAAAAATTATGAATCATCAATTGATGCAGAATCCGATGTATCTTTATTAGGTGAGATGACTGTAAACTCTGGTTCAACAATGGGTGGAATTGATTTCACTATTAATACTAAAGAACTTGGTAGTAGTAGAGTTAAACAATTTGAATCAAGTAAACTTGAATCAATAGGAATGGAAGATGATTCTATATCAAGATTAGGATTTGGATTATATGGAGAAAATGGTAGTGCACAAAGAACATTTATTGATAAATCTGGAAATACAAAAAAAGAAAGAGTAAAAATATATCTCTTGAAACAATCATACACAGAAGATGTACCACAAAATATAGATTCAAATGATTCATCAAGAGGTGTTGAATTAGTAACACAAACAAAATATAGATATAAAGTAAATATTTTACCATTCACAGGTTCAGATGGAAATGAAACAAGTTCATCTGTTGTTGGAGATATTGTAGAGGCTACGCCTCTTGATGGATATTTCCCATCTCATTATAGAAATGTAGGAGATTTAACAAGTGGATTGGAAAATTCATTCTTTAATGGTTCAAAACAAACAAGTGCAACTACTTTAGATGGTAGTTCACCTGTTCAAACATTTACTACAAATCCGAATACATTGAAAGTTTCTGATAGTGGTAGAGGAAGTGGAGAACCAATTTTAGAAGTAGATTAAACGATTTTATAAAATAGTTATATTTATATATTGAATAACATTAACAAGGAATTTAAATTATGGCTTATTTAGATAACACCGAAATCACAGTAGATGCGATTCTTACTAAGAAGGGTAGAGAGAAATTAGCAGCTGGACAAGGTTTAAACATCACGAAGTTCGCTTTGGGTGATGATGAAATTGATTATACCCTTTACGAACCAGCACATCCAAAAGGAAGTGCTTATTATGATGCTTCTATTAAGGCAATACCTATTACTGAAGCTTCACCAGATGAAACTCAAGTACTAAGATACAAATTGGTAACTTTACCAAAAGGAACAACTAAGATTCCTAAAGTTGAGTTTGGAGTCCCTTCGATTTCTACAACTCAAAGTGGTGGACAGGTAAATCTTTCACCAACAACTTCCCCAAGTGGTAATACACAAAGTGGATATACTGTAATTCTTTCTAATAAGAATGCAGGTTCTATTGTTGGTAGTGGTTTAGCAGAAGGTGGTTCAACCCCAACATTCTTAGGTGATGAATTAACTGCAACTGCGGCAATAGAAACAGGATTAGAATTTACATTTATTCCAAATCCAAATATTACGGAAACAATTAAAACAACTATTACGGTTTATGGTAATGAAACTGGTGGTTCACAATCTATACCAGTTACAGTAACATATGTACAACCAAGTTAATAACGGAGAAATATAAAAATGGCACAAATTTCAGGACAGGCAGGAGCAAACTTAACCCAAGAGTTGGCGAATTATTTATCTGCTCAACAAGGACAACTTACTTCCGAACAACTTGCATCAATCATTAACCAATATCTTGTTGGTGGTGATAAGTTAGCAGGACAGGGTGGTAATGTTACTACGGGGGTTTACAAACGATTTACAGAGTTTGACCAAATTAGTGGTAAAGTTGAAGTTGTTACAACAGGTCTTTGGAGTGGTGATACTGGAAGTTTAACATCTTTCTTTACTTCATCAACTCAGGCAGTTGCAGCGAGTTCAAACTATTACTTAAATGTATATGATAAAAATCCAGCATCTGATACATCAGCTGCTGTACAATATGCAGTATCATATGGACACAGATTAAATAGTGGTTCAGTATCACTAAGTGTTTCTGATTCATCTACACTCGCATCAAAAGCAACATATGCACAATATCGTTCAATTCTTTTAGACCAAGATGATAACCAATTTACATTTGTTTCATCATCGGCTGCAGGAACTCATGATTCAGATGACATCTATGTAATCAATGTATCACGTGCCAGATACAAAGAGAAAATGGATGCAGGAAACTGGTCATTGAAATTAAGTGGTTCAAATGGTATTTCAACATTTATTGATGATAGTGGAAAGAAATTCTCAGATAGAGTTGGTAAGGCTGGTAGAATATTTAATGTAGGTAGTGGTTCATTGAACTTAGGTTCAGAATCAGAGGCTACTGTTAATTCACTTACCGCATCAAATGGTGAAGGTATTGGATTATTTTATCCTGACCAAGGTTTAGTAATTCTTAACCCTGTAGCAGTTCATAGTATAATTGGAAAATCAATTGATAGTGGTTCTGTTCAAAATGCATCTCTTTATAGTGGAAATGCTTATGAAGGTAAAAATCAATTCTTATTACATGAGGCTATAAATGGTGGTGGAGATTTTGAGGCAAGAAGAACAGAAAATGTTTCTACTTCACACTACTTCATAAGAGCAACAAATAGAGAATTTAACTTCTCTAATAACCCAACATTCGTAACAGGTTCAGATGGTTCATTCTCAGAATCAACATTTGAGAAAGACCCTAAAACATTTATTACAACTGTTGGTTTATATAATGATTCAAATGAAATGATTGCAGTGGCTAAAACATCACAACCAATCCCTAAATCATTCGATAAAGAAATCTTAATCAAAGTTAAACTTGATTTCTAAAATATCTTAATTTTTAAAATAACCCCACTTCGAGTGGGGTTTTTTATTTCTACATATTTATATAGAGGAGTAATATCAGTATGTTAAAAACAATACAAAAATCAAGTGTTAACAGACGTGCCTTTGAAGTATATAAAAAATGGCAGGTTAATCAATCTCAATATGAGATAGTTTCTGCCTCAGTAGAGACTGGTTTCTTTGATTCCGATACTTTCACTTCACAAAGTGGTATAATTACTCACTCTTTATATCGTTCAATCAAATCCAAGTATTACAATCAAGGTGTATCTCTTATTGAACTATTTGGTGATATAGAAGATTTACAAAGATTATCAGTTGATAGAAATATTGGTAATAGTGTTTATGTTCTTGCACTACCTCAAAATTTATATGGTGAACAACTAAAAAAAGAATCAATTATCTTACAAGATAATGATAATGAATCTGTTTATGCAGATGATGGTCATGGTAACATAGTTTCCGATACTCCATTATATACCTTAATATCAATCGACTTCCATACAGGAGAAATTATAATTAGTGATTTTGATGGGGAGGTTTTTAATGGTACTATAACTGATTTAGATTTAAATACTGGATTATCAACTTTAACATTTGGTTCTGATACTGATGTTGTAGAAATAGTTAGAATTGATTTTCAACAAGGAATTATAAAAACATCACAACCTTTAGATTTTGATGGTTTATCAATAGATGAACAAAAATATGGAAATGTATTTTATGATGATGGGTTGTTGGTATTTAGTAATGTTCCTCAATTTTCTAATTATGTTTTAGATTTTAGAAGTACAAAAACAATATATGAAACAGAAGTTTTAATTAATGTAAAGGCTGGAGAATTTAACTATTCACAAAATCCTACAGCTGTTCAAGTAACATTAAGTGGTTCATATGACTTTGAAACAACACCTGTATTTAACTCATTCCCAGCTGGAACTAAAAAAATTAAAGAAGTTTTAGATATAAAACGAAGAGAATTTTTTAGTGGTAGTGTTGACCAAACTGTAAGTGGTTCTTGGGATGATTATTTCTCATCAGCTTCAGTAGACCCAACAGGTTCATATTTATCAACATATATAACAACTATTGGTTTATATGATAAGGATGGTGATATGATAGCAGTTGCTAAATTACCAACACCAATAAAGAATTTACCAGATTATGATTTGAACTTTATTGTTCGTTTCGATACTTAATCTATATTTATATTATACAAAGGAGATACTAATTATGGCATCAATACAAGATTTATACAACAAATCAGAATTTTCAAAATTAGCAGATGGTGGAAAAGATAAAACTCCATTATCAGCTGATGAAGGAAATAAACTTCACAAAGATGATAAGGCACTTGCTAACGCAAGAGGCGGAAAATTAAATCAGAAAAAGTACTCTGATTCAGTTTCACGATAAAAACAAAATTTTGAGTTTACTCATTAATCACGCTCAGAAGTGGGCTTTTATTCATATTCCTAAAACTGGTGGAACATCAATTAGTTCTGTACTTCAAGAAATAGAAGGTACAGAAAGAATTACTATGCATGATTCTATTCGGGCATTACCAGACTCACCCAATTATTTCATTTTTACATTTGTAAGAAATCCATTTACACGATTACAATCTGCATTTCAACATGGAGTTAGGAAGGGAGAATATATAAACGATTTTAGTAAATTTTTAAATTTAAAATTAGATTCAGATTTATGGTTATTACCACAATACTATTTTACAACAGCTGGAGTAACTGAAAATAAGAATGTTAGTTTTATAGGAAAATATGAAAATATAGAAAAAGATTCTATTACGATATTTAATAAATTAAAAATAGATAAAAAAATACCACATCTTAATAGGAATCCAATTTATGATAAACATCCAAACTTGAAACAGCATGATTTTTACAAACATATGTATCGAGAAGAGTGGATGAAAGATTGGGTGAGAGAGAGGTATAAAAATGATTTCAAGATTTTTAACTATGGGTTGGACATATAACGGAAAATCAATTACAGAAATATCTGATATGCCAGAGGGGACTATCGGATTCATATACAAAATTACAAATGGATTAACAGGTCAATACTATATTGGCAAGAAATCCTTATATTCACATCGAACACTACCACCACTAAAAGGTTACAAAAGAAAACGAAAAGTGGTAAAGGAATCTAAGTGGCAAGATTATCGTTCATCCAATCCATCAGTACAATTATGGTTTAAAGAAAACGAATTTGCTTTATTAGAAGATAGAAGAAGTGATATAAATGATACTCTAAATCTACAAATACTTAGATTTTGTAAATCTAAGAAGGCTTTAACCTATTATGAACTACAAGAACAGTTTTCAAATAATGTACTTGCAGATGAATTATCATTAAATGATAACTTATTAGGAAAGTTTTTTAGAAAAGACTTGGAAATTACAGAATAATTTCGTATATTTGTATTGTTAAAAGTATAATTATGCTCTCACATCACGAGAAACAAGAAGTTGTAAACATACTAAATGATATTTTAGG